CGGTAATAAGATTAAAAATACGATTGATCTCACTCTTCTTATCAGAAATGATTGCAACGCGCACTAATTCATGTGTCTTTGTTCCATCGATGATTAGGGTTTCTCTCCCTGCTACTATGTCTATTACAACAGTAGGGGGAGCGAATCTTTCCGATTCGGGATAAATGGTAGTAACCTTAGAATCAAGTTCAGGAATCTTCTCTTCGATGAACTCGGCAATCTCTTTTAAAACACCATCTATATCCATTATAACCCCGCTAATGATATATTTGCATTAAGTAAGTTCACACGCTTAATTAACTGACCAAGTTTAATACTATAGATAAACTTAATCTGTCTTATATCATGGATAATACCACGATCAGAATCAGGATACTTGTAGCGTGGTTCATTGGCAATCGGTTTGAATTTCTCTGTGCCAAACACAAGAACCGTATTGTAAGGAACGTATGAATTTTGACTTATGATTGCATACTTCAACGCTTCTTTACGCTCGTAAAACCAAGAACTCATGTAGCGACCTGTATCATATGGTGCAGAGTCTTTAATCTCCTTTGTCATGTCACCACTAAACAAATCAAGCGTATTATCTACATTCTCCTGCACAGCAGCAAGAATCTGACTTAACTTAAGATTGGTTTCCTCTACACCTTGCACCATTATTTTCATAGTGCAGACTCCAGGTGTGCTTCAAGTAAGTAGTATGATGTTCCAAAAATCTCTTTTCCTACAATCTGGTATTTACCAACGTTATCAACGTAGTAATCACGGTTTAGAACAATGGTATCACCATCCTGAATATTGATAAAAATGTTAATGATACCAAATTGTTCAACTCCAGTGCGATCTAAACGTCCAAATACATTAGAATGTAAGTCATATGCGCGGGCAGGGAGAACAACAGCCCAATATTTTACTTCTTTATATGTGGTGGTTGATTCTTGATAAAAAGTGTCAGAGGGAGTTGTAGAATCCTGAATAAGAAAGGTGCAATAAGCGCCTAATTTCTTTAATATATTATTCATTTTAAACCCACTCTGTTGCATAAAACCACCTTAAAAAAATCCATTAACATTTAATAAGAGATAAGAAACATAAACACCAATAACAGCAACAATCAACGCTATAAAACCCTGTATCATCGTATCTTTAATTAATATTACCTCTTTCTTTGTCTCCTTCCAATCCAATCTCAATTCATCAATAAGGGCATAGAATCGTTCATCCTGCTTCTCTTCCCTACGCTGAACTTCACATAAAATATCAGTCCGTAAACGACAATGCTGTAACTCGCATGATTCTATGCTATCCATTTTCTTCATCCTCAACGTATTTACATCTTGAACGGACATATGGTAATCCAGTTGAGGCTTTCCGAACACTAAATATTGATTTGCGAATTAATGCTGACGTTTCTGCTTCATACATTTTGATTATATCGTCAATCTCATTATACTGTTGGGCTGACCCCAACTTTGACATATACGGCAATTCGCCGTTTGTTTTCATTCGCTTTAAGGTTAGTGCAGCTGATTTAAAGAGATGAGCCGATTGGATTTCATATGAAGGGTTTGATTGAACGCCAATGCGTGATTCAATGTATCTCTGTGCAATATCAAGAATATCTTGGAGGGTAGAATCTGGTATTTCAGTCTCTACCAATCCACGCAGTTCTGCAATATTACTCCAAGACATTGTAAATCACCAACCTCAAATCTTGGTTAATTTACAAATCGCATTTGCATCATAGACAACAGGAATCACACACTCGTAAACTCTACCCCAAAGATCCTTAGACTTCTGGAGCACTTCAGTTTCGGTGGTCATATCCTGTGCAACAATCATTTCAAAGAAACCGGCAGAAGCATCAGCAAGAAGCATACCCGTTCCAGCAGTCTGGAAGGACGTAGAGTAAATATTTCCACCCTCAAGAATCTCCTTGACCATTGCTATTTCACGCTCACCTGCACCATAACCAAGAATAGACGTTGCAAGTTCCATATACTGAGTGGGGTTAAGAATCAAATTATAAGGTCCAGTAATGTTATCAGCCTGCATCAGATCAATGGCACCTGCAATAGCCGCTAACGCATTACCACTAGTTCCAAAATCCTTCTTTGTAGTATAAGAGTTACCTGCACTCTGATAAAGACCCTTGATGTCATAGTTAGTTCCATCGGCAGCAAAACCATTGAGAATTAACTGATTCTCAAGATTCATAACCTTGTAAGCAGCACTCGAAACAGTAGCGGTCGAAATACCAAATCCACCGCGAGCAGCAGCAGCGAGATCCCTACGCGAGATACGAAACTCCTTATGCAGAAGCGGAATAGGCACATCGGTGCGAGTAAGTTCAATCCAATCCTCAGCGGTGTCCGTAAACTGATACGTCAGCAGAGCATCCGAAACTTCATTAGCC